GTGCCTGTCAATGGGTCAGTTTTATAACTGTAGCACGTTAGTTCGTCAATCGTGTGCTGGCAGCGAGGGTGAACGATGATGTCGTATGACTTCAACCATTCAACGCCTTCCTCTACAGACTTAGGCCCTTTGACTGCAGCCATGATCTTTGGGAAGCCGTGCTTTCTCATATGGCTAATTGTTTCAGGTCTGGCGCTATCAGCAACGATAGGCCACTTTTCAGAGTCAGGCACAGTGAAGAACAGGTCGGGCGTGTCCATAATCTCACAGCCCACACGATACGCTTCGTGATCGACATAGATTGTTCTGCCGACAACATGGCAGCGGATAAGCACCGTCGGGTCAGATGCAAAGCCCCAGTCAGCGCCGAAGCGATGCGTTGCGTCTGCTGGCGTTTCAAAGTCCTCAACCTTCCAGTTACGGAACACTCGCGCTTCACTGTTGGAGGAATAGTTTCCTAGCCAAACGTGCTTATATTTGTCGGGGTCTCTATCCCTGTCGTATTCCATTTCGCCCTTAAGCACGTCAGGGAACCAAGGGTTGTCTCGATAGTTTACCTCTGCAACCACAGCGTCAGGCGGTGGGCTTGGGCCTCGCAGCAACATATCAATCGGGTCACTGCTGTTTAGCGGGTTCCATGTGAACCATAGTTCTGACTCAGGTTTACGGATTGTCGGACGCAATAGGTCGAGCGAGCGTTGCGATAAGCTCTGCGCTTCCTCAACCCAGGCGCAGTCATAACCTTCCAGCGACTTAATGGAATCGGCGGTGTGGTTCTGCATACCTTGGAATATGATTAAGCCATCGCCATGTCGTGACTTTATCTGGCTTTCCTGAATCTCAAAGTAATCCTGAACGCCAAGTTGTTCAATCTTTAGCTCCAGCAAACGCTTCACCGACTGCGCTAATGACTTCTGTATTTCACGGACGCAAACTGTTCTGCGCCGCTGATCCATCACATGCGCTTCGATAACCATTTCCGCAAAGGAATGGCTCTTGCCTGATCCACGACCACCATGAGCGCCCTTGTAGCGGCTAGGCTTTAGGAACGGCTTAAACCAGCGCGGGGTTTTAATCCTTAGCGTTGTCATCTGCCACTTCGCGTATAATGCGAGTAACCATGCTGCCAGTGATACTAAGCTTAGTCGGCTCGTTGAACCCGTGCATATTGTTTAGCTCTTTAACGGCTGCTGTCATGCCTGTTGAGGTCTTAGCATCTTGGGCAACCCGATACGCTTGAATAAGCCCTTTGACAGACATTTCGCGTGACCATAGTTGCTTCTCAACTACCATGGCCTTCAATTCATCGACTCTTGCCCTGATCTTGCCCTCGCTCAACATACGAGAAGCCTTGGGATAAATCGTGCTATCCTTCATTCCTTCAGCATCATAAGCCATTCTGTAAGCGTCACCTTGGCTCATGCCATCAGCTATCGCCTGAGCGAATGCTTCTTGCTTTGCTGTAAGTTTCAAATCAGACATTGAAAAAATCTCTTTACTTTAGTTTTGGTACGATTAATTCATTTATAACACAAGGAGCCAAAGCATGACAAATTTAGATAGCCGCCAAACATATTGCTTAGATAATGCACTCTACTTTACCGCTATTCGTGGTCGCGTACCTCGCAATCGCACTCGTATGCAGTTCGACACCATTGATGCAGCTAAGGAATATGCCACGCAATTTGGCGATGGTTGCACCATGATCTATGCTGTCACTGCTAAAGGTAGTTCTGATCATATCACAAACGCTTAACTTTTCTCAGCTTCATTCCATATTCATTCTGCGTGTTTGATATTACAATATCATCGCGCCTTATGAGTTTTTGCGTTTTGAATGGGCGATAATTTACATCATGATGGATTCTGTTGAACTTATAAACCACCGTGCAATATTCAGGATAAACATCAGCTAACATTTTTGACTTAGCTAATGTTCCAGTATCAGCATACTTTTGACCACTTTGCACTTTTCCTTCGGCATGATAAAATTCTGCCGTATTGCCACCCTTTAGAACTTGCGTTCCCATCTTTTGCTGCAAGAACGCATTAAATTGAATTGTGCACCATCCCGATGTCAGCATATCAAGCGACAAAATAGTATCTTCGTTATAACGCCCTCTCCATCTAAACCCAGTGTCATTGCGTATCAGATTGCAAGAGTAAATTCTTGTATTGGTGATAAATGGTGGAAGCGCACTCGCTCCAAAAGCAAACATACTATAGTTAGGGCCGGCCATTGCTACGTTTTTATAACGCAATACAAAATCTTCCATTGCCCTCCAAAATGACGGAGATAGAACTTTAATTCGTGCTTTCTTGTGCATTCGCATAAATGATTGCAAATTATCATCCATTACCCAGTGCCATTTATGCCCATTTGCAATAGAATGATCCCATGCAAAGTTTCGTGCTGGTCCTGGCCCTGTGCTTTTTGTCAATCCTAGATTATCGCAGGTTTCATATTTATCTTTATAGGTCATATCTAGCGGCAAAATTGTTGCGCTCAATTTCATATCTCTTACGGCTTTTTCGTAATCAGCTACTTGCTGAGGCTCGACAACAACGAAATGATCAACGCCCATTAATGTAAGCGCCTTGCTTGTTATCATATACTCACTTCGCCCTTTGCTTGGTATATACAAAGGAAACTGAGGATAATTATTGCTCATCTTCCGCCCAGCGCATAGATTCAAGATCGCGGCGCTCTTTTTCAGGGAACCAAATTGATTTGGTTTTTCCAGTATCAGATTGACCAATAATGCTGAAAAATTCGGCTACGTCATCAGGCGTATCAAAACTAACAATAACTTTTCTGAAGCAAGGAGCTTCATCTTCAAACTCTGGCATTCCTTTCCATTCTTCGTCAGCATCAGTTTTTCCATCTTCTTTTTCAAGAAATAAAGCGGAAAGCTCTGCGTCTGATAAACCTAAAAGGTTAATGTCAAAATTGTCTAATTGTAATCCTTCAATCTCAATCTTTAATAAATCTGCATCCCACCCTGCATTTAATGCCAGCTGGTTATCTGCGATCATTAGAGCGCGTTGTTGTGACTTGCTAAGATGATCAAGAATGATAGCTGGCACTTCTTTCATTCCAAGCTTTCGCGCTGCTAGTAAACGTCCATGCCCAGCAATGATTGTATTTTCGCCATCAATTAGAATGGGGTTTGTCCAACCAAATTCCTTAATGCTAGCCGCAATCTGCGCTATCTGTGCATCGCTATGCGTTCTGCTGTTGGCTGCATACGGAATTAGATCCGCAACGCTGCGCTGCTCAATCTTAGGTGCGTCGATCATTTCTTTCGCTTTCATGGTCGCACAGCTTGGCAAGGTAATGCTGCGCTTTCTTTAGATCCTCAATGCCGTTCTTGTCACGATAGCGAGATAAATACTTTATGCAATTACCCTGCAAATAACCTGAGAAAGCTTCTGGCGACATCCAGGACTCCATTGCTTCCCAAGGCTGAATGGTTTTGGATGCGTAGTGATCTCCACCGACTTGGTGTAAGTTAGGATTCTCCATCTTCATTCCCTTCATAATCAGATGCGCGTTCAAGACGTTTGCGGCAAGGCGCTATCCATTGCAAAGTTGTTTCAACATCAACTAAATATGGAAACCAAACAAGCCAGCTATAAGAAGTTGCGCTTGATACATTCGGGTCAATCTTGCCCTTGCACATTGGCGCACGTTCAACAAATTGCAAAACATACCTCGGTGGTGTTTTGCTAAACAAATTTTCAAAACGTGCTTTACCTTCAAGAAAAGCACTTCTGACAATAACTGCAACCCCACCTCTGCTGCTTGCCAATGCCCGTTGTATAAACTGCTCTGCTAAACGAAACGGAGGATTTGTTATTGTCCAATCAACATCGTCTGGATTCTGCCCCCAAAGATAATCAGCAACAGGATAGCCAACGCCATAATCGTGAACATCTGATGCTTCAACATAAGCAAAGTATTCAGATAGTGGCTTTACCATATGACCACGATTTGCTGCTGGTTCCCTTACGTTCATGGTG